GCAAAATGTAGTCTTTTATGTATTGCAGACATAATTTTGCTTCCACGCTCCATCATTGCTAGTGTAGTACCTACTGGAGCTTCTTGACCCATGTCACCAAGCTTCATATCAGCAATATTAGCAAAACGTTGTCCACTGTCGACTAAAACACCTAAAAGTTGGGCTAATACACCACTCGGCTCTTTGTACGGCAACGGCATGAGTGCATCTCTGATGGTTCCACCTGGAACGTCCACATCTCGCCATTCTCCAGGTTCAATAGGTGTATCGTCGTCTCGGATACGCATTCCTCTTGCTTTAAAACCTGCTGGAAGATTAGATAATGTACCTGCGTCTATTAGTTGTCTTAATAGTGAGGTCGCAGACTTACTTAAACCTCCAATCATATGTATTAACCCAAAACCATAAAACCCTAGTCCTGGAAGGAACTTATAGTGTACAAAATACTCTATTTTTCTTTTTAGAGGATCGTTAGGGTCAAAATTTTTGCGTATAGACAATATTTGCATGCTTTCTTTGATTATAGTCACTATATACGGTAAAGCTATGCCTGTTGGCTCTCCGTCGACCGTATCTTCGAATCCTTCTAGGTCTAATTCGACGTGCATTTCTAAAACAGTGTATGTTTCGGAGTCTGTAGGTCTTGAAACACCTGTTATATCGTCTATTTTCTCTTTTACTCCTGCTACATCACCTTCATAGTCGTTTGCAGGAGCTCCAATCTCTAAATCTCTATATAAACCAGCCATTTGCATCTTACGAATGTGGTTTTCAGACATTTCTATTACATGTGTAGCTCTAGGACACTCTGTTAGATCGTTTGTAGAGTAAGAAACTATAAAATCTTCTGCCATAACGAAGCTGCTTACTGCTCGAGCTTTGGCTGGGTCATAATATACCTTTTTAAACGCAGATCCAGACAATGGTAAGTAAAATAATAGTTGATCAAGCTCAGGATCGTACTCTTCCATGTTGTACGTAATCTGATAATTCATGAATTCCTTGACTCTTTGAGCTTGTTGCTCTCTTAAAGTGTCAGCAACACCTAATATTTGTGTTTTTACAGGTCCATCTGCAGGTAAAAGTTCTTTGTACGCTTGTGCTTGGAACTGTGCTACTGACTCTGATAGCAAAGGATGGTGTACACCACTCGCTCCAGGGAATGGTTCACTTCTGTCCTCAGCTTTTATACCTAAAAGATCTAAACCTTTAGTAAAAGTTTCTAACCATTCTCTTCTTGACTCTTCGTCTTCGTCAAAATCAGAACAAAGACCACTAGCTAACGCAGTTAAATCGTCTTCGTTTATGATTTCGGCTAAATTTTTATTAAAATCTTCTGGTGGGTCAGGGATAATGTCTATGTTTGACATCTCTTCTTCTCCCTCTATAACAATATTTTCTGGTAAGATCTCCTCCATCTCGTCAGGAACCTCTACTTCGGCTGTTTCACCGTTTAATAAAGACTCTAACTCTGCTTTTTCTATTGCCATTTATTCTCCAATCCAAGTGGATAGTCTAAATCATACTTATAAATTCTCTAATAGTAAACTCGTTTTCTTCGAGGCAGTGGTTCTTCGTCGAAATCTGTTTCTAATCGTACGAATCCACCTTGTCTAAATCGCATAAGTGCTTGTGTTGTACTATCTACTAAATCGTCGTGTTCTCCGTAAGGGAAATCTGATACTTCATCTACTAATTCTTCAGCCCAGTTTGTTTCTGGCACCCATATATAGCCACCACTGAAGTATGGAGAACAAGAATTTAATCTAGCAATTTTATCCTGTCCCCTGCTTGGCGTAAACGTTTGCACTGGAACACCAATGGCTCGGAGTTCCTGAGTCAAAGGCATACCAGATGCTTTTCCTTCTATAATTACCGATTCAGGATTCCACTCTTTATATTGTTCGAGAGCTTTTTTCTTTAGTTCAGGGAAAGTCATACGTTCTTTTATAGAATCTAACAATATAATATGTGCTTCGTTGCCAGTATATTGCTCATCGCCTATCGTTCCCTCTGGGTAAAATACTCCCCACGTAGTAATAGCACTAAAATCTGCTCTTTCAGTTTTTAAAAAAGCCGTGTCGTAGCTTTGTATAATGTACTCTACAGGTGGTGGTTGGTCTCTATCCCATATTTTAAACCACTCTTTGTTAATTATCGATGCTCCTTCGCCTGTTGGATTCTGCATATATTCTGCTGCCCATTTACTAGGAGAGATAGAGGCTTTTATTTTCTCTAGTTCGGGCAATGGCCAATATCCTGGCCAAAGAGATTTACCACTAGGCAGTATAGCAGGCAGTTCGATTATCTCCCATTGGTCAGCATCGTCGGATTCCATCATCTTTTTAACTACTCTACCAGTCAAATCTTTCTTGGACCAGCGTGTCATAACCATTACGATGGCTCCTCCTGGCTGTAATCTCTGTCTTGGACCAGTCATATACCATTCATACGCATCATCAAGAGAGTTTGCACTCATGGCATCTTGTTCTGAATGTGGATCGTCGATGATAAATAAGTCCGCACCACGACCAGCCAATGCACCACCAACACCTGAGGCAAAGTACTCACCGTTCATTTTACCGTCGATAGTTCTAGTTTCCCATCTACCTGCTGCTTTACTCTCTGGGTTTAGTTCTACATTAGGAAATATTTCTCTAAAACTCTTTGTGACTATTAAATCTCTTATCTTACGACCAAATCTAACAGCCAAATCAGCAGTGTGCGTTGCCTGTATTATCTTAAGTCCTGGTCGTTTGCCTACT